CCATCACTGGTAGAGCGGCGATCTGGATACCAGGTATCAATCTGATCTCTTAACTGTTTACCAGCTGCACACAGCCAGGGCTGTTTACTCATCCTCAGTTACAATCGGGGTGGATTGTGCCGCTATCATTTCATCATAATTAGTTTTAGGCATTGAGGTAAATTCCCCATTGCCTCGGTCAATAATGGCGTGAGTTTCTACGCCTGACATTGTTTCAACTTCAATAAATGTTACATTATCCATAGTTTATAACTCCGCACTTAGTCCAAGGAAGGCTGCTGTATTGTTATTGTTTGATAAGTAATAGAAACGAAATTGTGTTAAACCAGACGCAACTGTGGCTTGTAATGCCACAACTGTATTAGAACAGGCAACCGTGTCTATGACTAAACTAGTTAAGGCTGTTGCACCTGAGCCAAATACTAAAATACCTAAATTTGAATAATCTATTGCTGTCGGTATTGTTCGCATTGTCACTGGTAGGTTTTGAAGAAAATCAACAAGTGTTGTATTTCTTGCAGCACCAACACAATAAAAAGAATAAGTTTGGTTGCTGGTTGGTCTAAAATAATACCTTTGGCAAGCGGCTAACTCGCCTTGAAGTGTGCCAGTAGCAGTTTGGAAGGCTGTGGCTACTGAACCTGCTTCGGCTTGAATTCCCCACACTTCAAAAGTATTATTCTGAACGCCAACTTGTGCCAAAAATCCGTTGTTGTCTGAACCACTAGAAAACACCACACTAATTTGTAAATTACTATCTGTTGCATTAATAGTTTTACCCGAAACGCTGGGAACGCTTGCTGTAAAACTGTATCTAGCCCAAGAGGTAGAAATTGGTTGAACAGTAAGTGGAGTCCAAACTGATGTGCTTCCGCTAGTTCCAAACTGCTGGCGCACTGTTACTCCTATATTTGGAGTACCTGAATTTGCTCTAGCCCAAAATGAAATAGTTGCTGTTTGACCTGCAAAAGTTCTTACATCTTCAATTCTTTGAGTTACTATTGCCCTAGAATCATTACCAGTTTGACTAGCAGTAACACAACGCAAATAATTTATTGCTTCATATCCGCTAACTGGCGCAGTTCCCGCCGTAAAAGTTTGTGGAGTAAAAGTAACTGTGCCGCCGCCATTTGTGAGTTGATTAATCCATCTATCAAAACCAAAAACTGAATCGGTTGTTACGCTTGTAAAACCTCTTTGATTTATTCTAAAATCACCATTAATAATTTTATTTTTGCCAGCAGCATAATCACCTTGCCAGCGAAGTCCAGTTGTTGCGGCACTATCCGCGACAAGTGTGTCGCCATTAGATCCTACTGCTAGTCTTGCTGGTACATCTGCACCTGTTGCAGTTATTAAATCACCTTTAGCATCGACAATAGTATTTTGAATAGCATTAGGGTCATCTGATGCAACCCAGTTAGCACCATCATAAACTTCTACCGCGTTTGTGTCTTTTAGATAAGACAACATTCCCTCAGATACAACACCTGATAATGCTGTAGTACGAGCTGCTGCATTAGCAAACACCATTACAGTTTGTTGCATTAAATAAGTGTTTACATCGCTAGCTGTTAAAACATCGCCAGTAGCGTATAACTTATACCCAGCACCTGCCATTTGAACTCCTTAGTAACTTAGGACATTATAGCCCAAAGTACCATAAATGTTATTATCTAGGATAAATGCATCTATAACGGGCTCTAGTGTCGTGAACGTAGTTTTCCAACTATTCGGCGTGATCGCCATGGATACGCCAAAAATCTGTAGGGTCTTTTCTAGGACAGAACCACCTGGCTGGGTAGTCTTAACTGTGATTGGATCAAAAAAATCTAGGTCTAAGGCTGCAATAATGCCTGTATTGTAATTAGGCGTGTACAGGTCAAGTATTATGGCATCGCATCGAATAGAGGTCTCAGCTCTACTGGCTACATAAGCCTTGGCATAATCTAGGGCTACGGCATCGGTTTGCATTAATAGATTATCTAAGAAGTAAGAGTGCAGAAAGTATTTATCTATGCTGGCTTGGTTTAGGGCTACCTGTGGTGATCCACCTGATCTAGTTATGGTGGCTTTATTAAATACCAATACGTCGTTTAATATCCAGGCTACATCATTGTAATCAATACCTGAGCCATCATCTGCAAAGACTGTTGGTGTGCCACCAATAGAGCCAGCCGTAACTACTCGATCCTGGAATACAAACGAGCCACTAGCATCTACATATACTGCGCCGTACTCACTTTGGGCAACTGTAGTTAATGCAGCTAAGGCAGTTCTATTAGTGCCTGGATCATTTTGTAATGTAGTAAGTCCTGCATCAATATCACGCATCGTCAAAGGCCATGCAATTTCGTCTAATATCTCATTAACTCTAGTACCTGATAAATCGCCAGCGCTTGCACCTGTAACTGTGCTTATCTGGGCATTCTGGGCTAATCTGAAAGCATCTACGGCTTGGATGGTTGTATAAGTTACATCTTCTGCTTCACGAGGATAAGTAGTAACATAGCTTGTAATAAACCCAGAGAATATAGGATAAGTTGTAGAACCATAGGTAGCTGTTATCTGCACTTTCTTCATCGGTGTTAATAATGTGTAATATGGGCTGGATGGATTTTCAGGATTAAAGTCGCCGTTTTGATCTACTATACGCAACGATAAAGAACCTGTTTGAAATTGATCTGATAAGGCTGTGCGACCTCTGCGAGTTTCAATACGATTAACTTGATTAGATACATCAACAATAACGGCTGCAGAATCGGCTAATACGTTTGTGCCTAAAATACCTGTATCTAATATCATGGCCTGGGCAAAACTTGGACCAGTGCTAAAGTTAATTACTGTATTGATTGTAGGCAGGGTCATTAGAACCCTTGGCCAGCTGGTACTGTGGAGTAACCTGTCTTAGTTGCTATTTGAATACTTTCAGCGATTGCTTGGCTTAATCTATCGCCTGTGGCAGATGTATCTACAGTTACTCTAATTTCTGGCGATGGTGCTCGGCTCATGGCTGGCGTAAATCCTAGGTCTAGTCCTAATTGTCGAGCAGCATCGCTATAGCCAAAGTAAGGGTTATTAATTGCTACATCGGCTAGATTGCCAATAGGACCACCACCAGCAGTAGCTGTAATAGTTCCACCTGGGCCAACCTGTGATGGGCTTACACCAAAAGAAATAATAAGATCTTTTACTGCTTTACTTAATAAATCAAACGCAGTTACTAAACTATCAGTAGCTTTATTTACCGCTTCTGCCAATTTCTTTAATGCTTCTGCCGCTTCCATTTCAGCTAATAACTTTTTAGCCAAAGCCTCATTGTTATCTAATATGGCTAATTGTGCTTTTAAGCGTAATTTAGTTTCATCATCGGTTGCAACATTAAGCGCCTGGGTAATTCCAATACGTTCTAAATCAAATTTCTTTTCTAGTTCTTTAACATTTTTATTTTCTATACCATTCTTAATACCCAATAAGCGTAATTCTTCCGCCCTAGCCTTGGCTAATTGATCTGCAACTCTTCTTTCTTGTTTAAGTTGTTGAACATATATTCTGCTAGAACTGCGTTGCTCATTGACTGGTAATTCTCTAGCAGGCCTGTTTTCTTTACCTAATCTGGCTAATGCGCCTAATGCACTTGTTTCATAAAATGCTCTACCAATTAAGCCTATACCTGGAATATCACTTAATGTTTTAACAAATACACCCAAACCCCTAATAGTGTCGCCAGTAGTGCGACCATATTCTTCCATCTGCTTGGTGGCTTTTTCTATATTAGTATCTTCACCTAGTGCTTCTAAAGCACCTATAATGCCTTTACCGATTTCTTCTTTAACATTTTCTGAGGCAACTTTTAATAAATCCATTTTGCCAGAGTAGGTAGTTAATCTTGCCGCTGCTTGGCCTGAAAACTTTTTATTAAGTTCGGCCATGATTTCGTCCATGTCGCCAGCTTTTAATAAAGTTTTATTTAAGCCAGCACCTAACCTACTTAATCCCTGTGTATTACCTGCATATGCCCTGGATAATGCTTGAGTTACCTGTGATAATGATTTACCTGTACCAGCTGCAACGTTTAATGCTGTGTTTAATGCGTCTTGGCTTTTACCAATAGATCCAGTTACTGTCAATAATTGCTGGAATGCTGGACGTAGTTCATCATCTAATACGCCTGTAGCTCTTTGTAAATTAGATATGTATAGTTCTACGCCTGGTGAACTAAATGCAAAACCTGTGTTTTTTAATTGTACTTCTAAAGATCTAGCTGCCTTCTCATCGGCTGCAAATGCTTTAACCGCATTCTTACTGTAATTGTATAAGGCTCTAGCGCTAAATACACCAAGTAAGGTTGTACCTAATTTTTTAACTTGCTTATCAAATACGCTGACATCTTTTTTAGCGGTTTTTAACGCTTTACCATTCCAGGTCGCTGCCGCTGCTACAAATATATTGGCCATTACGCAACCTTCTTAATCGCTGTTTTGCGTGTAAATTCTACAGCTGTATTATCTATGGCTTTTAGTATTGCTTCATAAACTTTATTGCTATCTTGTGCCCAGGCTTTGTAAACTAAACGACCTTGCATTTTTCTACCAGTAGCACCACGTGTACCAGGTATTCTCTTAGGCTTAGTAACTGGCTCTAATTGCGCTATAAATTGTTGGCTAGCAAATGGGTTATTAGATTTGTAATAATCTAATGCCTGGCTCTTAGCAGATTTTCTAACATAAGTACCACTGCCTTCATGCTTAAATGTAAATGGTGCTCGGCCTTGTGGGTTTAATCTGCCTGCGGTTTCGTAAATAGAACCACCTCGGCTGACATTGTAAACATACTGGCTTACTTGCCAGCCATTTCTTAAAGTTTTATTCTTGCCAGGATTATATCCAATACCTGCTTTAACTACAGCACTATCAAATTTTGGAAATGGTCTTTCTACTACAGAAGATAATGGTTTAGACCAACCTGATAAAACCTCTGAGTCAGATGGCACAAAACTCTTAGCTTTATCTGCCACCTGTCTCATCAAAGGATCTATTGCACGGCTAATCCTTATTCTTAAATCTTCATCAATAAAACTTAAGCCATTAACGACATCTTTAACGCCTACGACCTCTACTGGCATTTTTGATCTCCTTGGCTCGATCCGTCAATACTTGCACGATTGCGGCAAACATTTCAGAATCCATATCTATGAACTCTTTAGGCGGTATTCTAAGTTCTACAGATAGCATCGCTATCGTGTAAAGAATTGAATCCCGCTGTATTATTTTTTTTCTTCGTCAAGTACCTCGACAGTTTCTAAGCTGTCAATAAATTCGTTACCGAATAAAGATACCTGTGCACCAGCCCTACGTAAACATTCCCAAGCTAGCCAATAAATATCGCTTTGCTTTTCTTCTTCACGCAGGGCTTTGCTTATTCCCATACCTCTTTTAATTTCAAAAGCGTACTCGACACCTGGTGTTATCTTATGCTCAGATACTTCACCATTAGCCCTTGTTATCTTTAGCTTTGCCATTATTACTCCTTAGTTAAAATGGTACCGAAGGTGATACTGTTACCTTAGAGTTTAGTGTAAACGTAACACTAGAATTTGCAATTTCAGCCACGCCGCCTTGACCCAGTGGGGTAAGGTTATTGACCAAAATCGAAAATTGATATGTAGGGTTAGCAGCTGAAACAGTAGTACCTTTAACAGTAATAACTGAGACTGACAGTGTTTGTCCGAAAGCATCATTTAATGTCTGCATTACTTCGGATGAAGCCCAGTCATTCATAAAGTCGATGGAAAATGTGCCAGATGACAAACCCTGGGTGAAGCGGTGTGCGTCATCCCCCATGGCTGTGATTTCTAGCTCGTCAACGATTTGATTGATAACAGCGCTAGTTACAACATCGCTAATATCGATTGATGGTGTAGTAGGCGCAGCGGCAGTAGCCAGTTTAACGCCTACTTTATTGTTTAGATATATGGCCATTGTTATTCCTCTTCTTTCTTGGATTGTGTTGCTTTTTCTTTAGGTGTTTCTTTGATTTGGCCTATCTTAATTAAGAAGGCTAAGTCTTGTGCATCGCTCATGTTTTAACTCCAGCTCGTTAGGATTGATACTGTTATCTCGCTAACCAAAAGATCGCCACTGTTTGCGCTAACGATTGATGGAGCTGAGACACTTGATATGTTTAGTGTTAGTGGTGCTGCCGCTAACTTTGTTACTACGGCAACTAGATAATCTTCCATACCAGCTAAATTGCCTTGATTATCTAATGCAGGTTTAGTTATTAAAATCTTAAAATTAGCCAAAGGTAATACAGTAATTTGATCGTTATTACTTGGCACTAAATACGGATCGCTAGGAGTAACAACCACGCTGTTAGCCAATAATGTAGCTGGTGGGTATGAGAATACTGACCAGACACCTGCGTTAGTTAAAGCTGTTGCAAGTGTGCCACGGAGTGTAGTTATTGCGGCCATTAGCCTACCAGTGATGCTGGACTAGCGTAAGGCTGGATGAGACCTCTTACGATATTTATGAGTTGGTAACCCATTTTATAGGGGCTAGCACTTATCCCATCCATGCCTACGCTCCCAGTTTGCTGAGTTTGTCTGGCCTGCCAGATCTGCGTGGCCAGTATCATTGCAGCTTCTCTTATAGCTGGGGTGGTCGCATAAGATTGGGTCTTGTGGTCTGGGCCACTGGCCACTCCATAAGGTAATACTTTGTGAAAGTTTTGATCTGCTCCAGTTTTAGTATATTGAACAAATGAATATCCGTTAGGGTAATTAGTTTGTCCATATTGATACATAAATACTGGGATTAAATTAGTTGAACCAGTGCTAGGCGGTATTGTGCCAGTAATTGTAACTGTGCCATTGAATGACGAACCGCACCCGCTTACTGTGATTGTTTGACCTGTTACAAATGCATTGGGATTAGCGAGCATAAGTGTATTAACGTTATTGCTGCGAGCGGTTCCCACTACTGGTGCTGTGTTAAACCATAAATACTGATTAAGTAAATCTTCTGCCGATTGTGCACATTCTTCCACGACAGCATCGGTATATAAACTACCTATCCCCAAATTCGTGCGTAATTCTTGCATCGTCACGTATACGGCTGGCATGGTGTCCTTTCTTAAAAAACTCCCCTGGGGCTAGGGCTACTAAACCCCAGAGGATTATTACTTGATTATTAGTTAAGGTTGAACTTAACAATGCCGTTAGGCATTTTTGCAATAGTGGCCATATAACCATAAATTGCAACCTGTACTTGCAAATTGCTTACCACGTTAACAGACATAAATGCCTGTGGTGAGCGATATACAGTAAACGCTTCTGGTGCAAGGATTACAGCAGAATCATCGATAGTAGTTGTGGCTGTGAAATTCTTGTCTACATATAGATCAAGTCCTAGCACGTTACCACGATTTGAAGTGCGTAATACATCTCCGCCTGAATTCATTGGTTGTGATGCTGAATAAATTGGACGGCCAGTGTTATCTGTTGATTGTAGAAGTAATTGCCACTGTGATGGGTTGGCAATATAGTTCTGTGCAAAGTAGCCAGTACCTGTGTAAATTTTACGAGCTGCATCGCTAGTAAATTCAATAATGCCAGCTGAATCTGCATCGCAACCTGAAGAATATTGACCTGCTGCAATAAGTGCAGTAAGGGCTGCTGTATCAATAGTTGTTAAATATGCATTTTGTAACTGGGTTGTCAACTCCGCATAGAAATTTGGGTCTGATCTTTCAAGCAACTCAACGCTCAGTGTATTCATACCTGAATATTTGGATACTGTACCTGTTAGGTAAGCAGTTTCCATACCAGTATTTTGTACTGCGCCAGCTTCTGCTTCAACAGTTACTACTGGTGCTACACCAGTTCCACCGCCAGCGGAAGTTACCAAAGATGGTACTGAAATTGTCATACCTGATGTTGGTAGTACGCCTTGTGAACATGCA